GATTATTATAGTAGTGATAAAACCGAGACTTTTTCAGTTTCCGACAACTTTACTAGTACTATGATCGTCAGTGAAAGTCCACTTATAAGTGTGACTACCGTAAAAGAAAGAGGCACATATGCAGCTGCGTATGAAACTCTTTCAACAAGCGACTATGAATATTACGTAGATCTTGCCGCAGATGCAATAGTAAGAACTACAAATCAAGGGTCAAAGAAAGCTTTTCCGCAAGGAATGGGGAGCGTACAGATAGCATATAGAGCAGGATACAGCGCTACTCCAAAAGATCTCAAATTAGCGCTCTTTGATTTAGTCACTTACTATTTAAAAGATGAACACAAAGAACGAAGAACTATTGCAGGAGCAACATTACAGAATCAAGGAACCTCTGGAGTAAGAGACAACACAGACTTTCCAGACCACATAAAAAGAGTACTTGATTTATATAGAGTAATAATTTAATGTCTTCTGCATCGTTAGGTACAGCATTAAAAAAGAATATACTTCCATTAATAGCCACAGTTATAGAAGAGGGTGGAAACTATGCACTAACAAGAAAGTATATAGAATCTTATCCTGGACAAATAATTAAATTTGAACATAAAGTTTATACCGATAGACTTTTAGAGATGAATAAACAAGGCCAATGGCTGGCTTCTAGAAATTTATCAAGTGCTGAAGTTACAGCAATAGTAAAAGATGTGTTCAATAAGTGGAAAAAGAATGAAGAATCATTAGTAGTAGGGTACAAAAAAGATTTATTCTTACCCGGAACAGGAAAAGAAACAATACGAGTTACAAAAGAAAGATTTGCTAAGTTAAGAGCATTAGCTACACAAAAAACTGAAGGTGATAGGTATCTTACAGCAGTATGTAGAAATTATTACTATATGCAGCAGTTTACGTCAGCAGGTAAAGAAGTTAAATTAAATTTAATAAGACAGTTAAACGATTTAGACGGAGTAAAGAATATCCGTGGCCCAGAAGGAAAAGAACAGAGAAGTAGATTTAGTTTTAAACAAGATCTCGGACATGGGGCAGGAGAAGGAATAGCAGCTTCAGGTTTAGCCGCATCAAGAGCAGTAGGAAAAATGACAAATCATCGCAATAAAATTGTGAGAGACGTTATTAAAAAAGAAAAGTACATGACAGAAATACTAGATATACTAGTAGGGTATGAAGCATCATTAGAACATGCTACAGATTTATCTGACAAAAAGTTTTTTAAAGAATACGAAGTAGTACTTACAACACAAGACGCTAAAGAAAATAAAGGTCTTGATGCTAGCCAAGAAAAAGCTCTTTTGGATAGACTAAGAGACGTATTTAACGATATTGTACTAGAAGTAGAAGCTTCTAAATCTTTACTAGAAATGGTAAATGAACAGTTTTTTTCATACTTTGAACAGCATAAAAATCTACAGGTGTCAACTAAAAAAGGGAAAAAGAAACTTAAGTCTGAGGCTAATGCAACTGAAAAATTTAAGGTAAAACAACAAAGTCCTGCTCCAACATTATTAGCTGGGGTACAATTTAAAAGTAAAGATATAGGAAAAGGGAAAGCGAAAAGAAATCAAAGTAGAAACCCAAAATCAGTAAGTCCTTTAGGGATGTTAATGCTACTAAATAAAAAGCTACCTCAAAAAGTACAAAAAAACATGGGGAAACCAGGGTTAGAAAATAGAACAGGAAGATTTGCATCAAGTGTAAAAGCTGTAAACATACAAGACTCAAACTCAGGAATTCCAATGGTAGATTATACATATCAAAAGAATCCATATCAACTATTTGAAACTAGTGGAGGACAAAAACCATGGTCAAGTTTAGAAAGAGACCCAAGAACTCTAATAGACCAGTCAGTGAGAGAACTCGCCGCAGAAATGGCTTTAGGTAAATTTACAACAAGGAGAGTTTAAGTGGCAAATAGAGATTATACAACAAAACGAAGTAGCGTTATTAATGGCTTCGTTACGCATCTAGAAAAAATAGATGGTACAGGAAAGTTTAAAAGCGCAATAGCAGAGGTTTCTCCTAGAATTAAATTTTGGGATGAAGTCACAGAGTTTCCTGCAGTGCACGTTAGTGCAGGAGCAGAAACAAGGCAATACTTAGGAGGGGGCGAAAAATTTAGATTTTTAACTCTAACTTTTCGTTGCTATGTAAACGAGGAAGATTCAGTAACAGCATTAGAAAAATTATTAGAAGATGTTGAAACTGTAATCGAAGATGAAAATCCTTTAACTTATACAGATCCTTTAGGAAAAACTGTAACAACTATACAACATTCAGTAGTGAGTATAGATACAGATGAAGGAGTTTTAGAACCATTGGGCATCGGTGAAATTATAGCCGAAGTCCAATATTAAATGAAAACGGATAAGCAGACAATAGTCTTGCTGACCCCTTTTCAAAGCAAAAATAGGAGAACGTAAAATGGCAGATACATTTTATTACTCGAGAGATACCAAAGTCCATCTTACTGATAGCGCAGGAGCAATCTATAAGATACCAGTTTTAGATGGATTCAGTTTTTCTCAAGCAACCAATGCAACGGAAGTTACATTGAACGAAATGACTAATGCAGCAGGTGTGAGTAGAAGAGCTAGACAAATGTTTACTGATTCTTACGCTCCAGCCGAATGGTCATTTCAAACTTACATCAGACCTTTTAAGTCTGGTGGAGCAGGAAGCGGTGAACACGCATCAGTAGCTCACCACATGGTCGAAGAAGCTTTATGGAACGCGTTAGCAGGTAGTAAAGCAATTGGTGTCGCAACAAGTGGCAATTTAGGACCAGCTTTTAGTTCTGACGGATCAGATGCACATATTGCATTTACAAACTCAAACAGAGCAGCATTAGATACATTTGACTTGTTCTTTGAAATGGGAACAGGAAAAGCAAATCCAACTATTTATAAAATAGAAGGATGTGTTGTAAATGAAGTTTCAATTGATTTTGACATTGACGGTATTGCAACAGCAAACTGGTCAGGTTTCGGACAACTAATAAGTGACGTAACGGCTATGTCAACTGCAACTATTATAGAAGGAACAGCAGCAGGCGATACTAATAACTATATTAGAAATAGGCTAACCGATTTGACTGTAACAAATGATGTTACAACTCAAGCGGGTGGTAATGGTGGTTCTTCAAGTGCTACAGTTACTTTAACTGGTGCTAATAGCTTAATTAAAGCTGGACAAGTTGTAAAAGGAACTGGAATAACTGCAGGAACAACTGTACTTTCAATTTCAAATGTAACTTTAGTACTAAGTGCAGCAATGACCGTTGCTAATGGAACAGTTCTTACGTTCTCAAACGCAGGAATGACAGACACTTACTCATTAACACTAACTGGTGGAAACGTTACTATTTCAAACAATATGACTTTCTTAACACCAGAAACACTAGGTAGCGTAAACCAGCCTTTAGGGCACGTTACAGGAACACGTTCCGTATCAGGTAATTTTACTTGTTACTTAAACACTCCTTCCTCTGGAGCATCTAGTGCCGATTTATTTGAGGACATCATTGAAGCAACCTCTGTAATAACAAATTCATTTGATTTGACATTTATAGTAGGTGGAACAGGTGCAACTCCAAGAATGGAACTTAATATGAATAATTGCCATCTTGAAGTACCTACGCATTCAATTGATGATATCATAAGCTTGGAAACTTCTTTCCATGCCTTACCAACCTCAGTTGACGCTGTGGACGAACTAGACATAGTCTTTGTCGGACCAACAGTAGAATAATTTTAGAAGGGAGGGGCAACCCTCCCCTCATTTAACCAGGAAACAGAATGACAGAACAAGAAAACAAATCAATATCATTAGCGAGTTTATTAACTCCAAGTAAAACAGTCGCAATAGATTACCCCGGAATGAAAGGGTTTTCTGTAGAGCTTACTTATTTAGCGAGAGAAGAGTTAGTAAAACTTAGAAATCGTTGTGTATCTCAAAAGTTTAATCGTAAAACACGAGGGTTTGAAGAAACACTCGATGAAGATAAATTTTTAGTAGAGTATGTAAAAGCTGTAATAAAGGGATGGAAGGGCTTAAAATATTCTTACTTAGAAGAGCTTCTATTGGTGGATATCAGTACTCTTAATCCGGATGATGAACTTGAGTTTAACCAAGACAATGCAGAAACAATGATGAAAAACGCATCTGATTTTGACACTTGGGTATCTGAAGTAACAGGTGATTTGGAAAATTTTACGAAGACCAAGTAACAGAAATACTTGGTCTTTTAGACATACAGTACAAAGAAGGGCAGCTTACTCTAGACACATATTTTGATATGTGTGCACAATCTGGAACAGAGCCTGACCCTGACGAAATGCCACCGAGCCTTCAGGATTATCCTTATGAGGTACAGGTGGCTTTTTTTATACACGACATTTTATCTGATCGTTGGGATGGCAACACAGGCCATTACATGGGAAAAGATATTTCAAGTTTACACTACTTACTCGATATATGGGAAGTAGAAGATAAAAAAACTTGTGTGTATTTTATTAAGCACATCGAAGCACGACATATAAGAAAACTCAATTTAGAGTCAGAAAAGCAACGAAAAACAGCTGAACGAAAAGCTAAAAGACCTCACAGTGGTGGGGGTATAAATGTACAAGGATAAATGGCAAAAAAAGAAGTAAGAATTCCTATTAAAGTTGATGGTAAAGAAATACTATTAACTCAAAAACAGGTAAAAAAATTAGCACAAGAAACTAGTAAAGCCGCAGGTGGCTTTGATGCATTAGGTACTTCGCAAAGAGGTGCAGATCGTGCAGGTAAAGGTCTCTCTAGACAATCATCTAATCAAACAAAAAACTTTTCAAAAATGCAACAAGGCATCAGTGGAGGTCTTGTGCCTGCATATGCTACCCTTGCGGCTCAAGTTTTTGCTCTTTCAGCAGCATTTTCTTTTTTACAAAGTTCTTCTGACTTCAAAAACTTACTTGCTGGACAAAAAGCTTATGCAGGTATGACAGGTAATATGTATGCAGAAGTTGCAAGATCAATTCGATCAGCAACAGCAGCCCAGATTAGTTATACTGAAGCATCTCAAGCAGCAGCGATTGGTACAGCAGCAGGATTAAATGCAGATCAAATGACAAGACTAGGAGAAGCTGCAAAGAATACTTCACTTGCATTAGGTAGAGACGTAACAGATTCTTTTAATCGTCTTGTTCGAGGTGTAACAAAAGCAGAACCAGAACTACTAGATGAATTAGGTATTATTTTACGACTAGATCCTGCGCTAAAAGAATACGCAACTTCTATAGGAAAAGCAAAAGAAGCTCTAAATGCCTACGAAAGAAGTCAGGCAGTAGCAAATTTTGTTCTTGATCAAGCCGATAAAAAATTCGGGGCTATTACAGAGACAATGTCTCCCACAGCTTTTGCTTTAAATCAATTTGCACAAGCGTTCAATGACCTGCTAGATAAACTAAAAGCAGGATTAGGTACTGTAGCACAAACCGTGTTACCTTTCTTTACAAAAAATGTAAACTCTTTGGCGGCAGCTTTAGTTTTGTTTTCGCTTCCTATTTTAAGAAGTATTCTTCCTAACTTTGGACAATTATCAACAACACTAGCAACCTCTGCTATTGCACATAAGACCGCCTTTACAAGTATGAAAGCAGACATTATTGACTACGAGATGCAAACAGCAGTACTAAGAAATAATCCACAAGCAAGAGCAAAATTCCAAAAACAAGGCACTAAAGGCGTTAAGAGTATAGCACTGGAAGCAGGTTATAAACCTGGCAAGAACGGAGAATTTTCAAACCAACAATTAGGGCAGATAAAAAGACACTTACGAAATAGAACAGGATTATTCGCAAAGCACAATGCAGAAAGAGTAGCAATGGGACAAGCAGCTTTAAGAAAATTAGATATTGCAGAAGCTGCACATACTGGAAAAACTATGACAGTTTTTGGTAACATGGGCAGATGGCTAAAACTTCAGTGGTTACGATTACAAAGAAGTTGGAAAGGAACAATGTCGTTTATGGCAAAAGCAGCAGGGTATGCAGCAAAAGCTATTAATTTTGCATTTATGGCAATAGCAGCAATTGGTATAGTTACTATGCTATATGATATGGTTTTTGGGTTCGAAGAAGTAGATGATGCTGCATCTAAATTTCAACGAAGAATGGAGGAGATTACTGAGTCTACCCAGCGTCAAAACGAATCAATGAATAACATGCTTAAAATGCAACAAGACGGACTTGTAGGTATTGCTCAAAGAGCTTATGTTGCTGCAAATGCAATTAAAACTCTTGGAATGGAAACTCAATTTAAAGAGATAAAGGATATTTTCAGCTCCAAAACCTTTGGTCAAGATCTTCCTTCAACACTCTTTGCCGGTGAGGGAGCCAAAGAAGCCTCACAGGCAAAAGGTGCATTATTCAGAAGCCAAGCCAATTTAATTGATGCCCCTGCCCTTAAAGGAGCAACACTAGCCATAGCTAAAGAACTAGAAAACGGCAGGCGACCAACTGAAGAAATGATTTCACTTTACAAAAAATTAAGTGGCGAATATATAGGCACTACAATGTCAGCAGAACAGCTATCAGAAAGCATGAAATCTATAAATGCAAATATGACAAGTTTTATTGGTAGCGGTGGTGGAAAATATACAAATTTTATACAAAATCTAGATAATGGTATTAAGCAACAACAAGCTAGCATAAAACTTTTACAAGAAAGTATTGATGCACAAGAAGGTGACGGCGATTACACGACTTTTCAATTCGCAGGTAAAGCATACAACGGCGAACTCAAACCTGGAGTGGCGAATAGAAATGAACAACAAGCGAATTTAGGATTTTTACAAGACCAAAGAAGGGTAATAAATGACTTACAAATAGCAGATACTACCAGACTCGGTTCACTAGCAAGCGTAAACAAACGATTAGCAGACCAAGAAAAAACGTATGGAGCAATAGATAAAGTAAATGCGCTACCACTAGTAAAAGAGAGAAATAACCTAGCTATTACAGAAGCAACAAACAAAAAAACAGCAGCAAAGGCAATCTATGATGCAGCTTTACTACGATTAGGAGCAGAGAATGCTCTTACTATAATTGCTAAAGCTCAAATGGAACTGTCAGGGACTCAATTAGAAAGCATAAAAGCAATAACAAAAGAAAAAAATGACCAAGCGGACATTGATGCTGAGAGAGCAATGTATGCTGAGAGAGTAACAAAAGCACTACAATTCGAAGCAAACTTAAGAAAAAATATAAATTCACTAAAAGGACAAGGTTATGCAGTACAAACAATGTTTGGAGGCACAGATATTGGAAAGAGAGCTGCCCAAATAAACAGTCAAAGTGAAAGATCAGCTTCATTAAACAGGTCTCTAAATATTATTAACAGCAACAGAGCAATCACACAGCAGCAGGGTGAAAGTGGAACAGATTTTTCACTGAGGTTGCAAAAACTTGATTTGCAGAAAAGAGAAATTGAACTATTAAAAGAGAAAGTAGACTTAGAAGGAACTTTTAGAGATATGTTGTTAACTTCTTTTAGTAAATCTGTAGGTAAACTTAGTGGTGATGTAGCAAGCGGAGCAGTTGGAGTCTTAAAAGGAGAAAAAACTGGAAAAGAAGCTATGAAAGAAATAGCAGAAAGTTTTGCAGAAACAATGATAACACAATTAATTCAACAGTTCACAGCAAATATATTAGCACAGTTACTATCAAGTTTTTTAACAACAACAGCAGTAACACAAATGAATAGTGCCGCAATTGCAGCAAATACAATAGCAGTTACAGCAAATACTGCGGCTACAATGGCAGGAGCAGCAATTCCTCTACGATATGGAGGAACAGTACCAGGATATAGAAACGGTGGAATTATTTCCGCAGCAGAAGGAACAGTAGCTAATGGTCCTCAGGGAGGATACCCAGCAATTTTGCACGGAAAAGAAGCAGTAGTACCTTTAGGAGAGAAAAACTCTATACCAGTAGAGTTTAAAGGTGGTAGCCCTTCTGGAGTAACAAATTCAGTAGTAAATGTAACAGTTAACTCTGATGGTTCTTCACAAATGGATGAAAAATCAGCAACAGATTTAGGAAGATCAATACAATCAGCAGTTACAAATGAAATTTCAAGACAACAAAGGTCAGGTGGCTTATTAGCCGGACCACGAGGATAATATGGCAATAGGATTCACAGATTTAACGAGCACACAAAGAATTCCAGATAAAGGACTAAATGCATCTACAACTCCACGAATTTTTCTAACAAAATTTGGAGACGGATATGAGCAAAGAATTGCGAATGGAATAAATAATCTTGAGCAAAATTTTTCCGTTGAATTTAGAAATAGAGCAAAAGCTGAGATAGATGACATTATTGCATTTTTTGTAAGTAAAAATGGAGTAACTATTTTTAACTTTACTTATCCAGACTCTAATAATTCAGGAGAAACTACTATAAAAGTACTTTGCGAATCGTGGGATCAATCTTGGGACTATGACGAATTTTATAGTTGTAGTGCTACATTTAGACGAGTATATGAGTCATGACCGATAGAGCATTAGTAGAAGATCTTCAAAAACAAGATCCGGGTTCTCCTCTTATACATTTGTACGAACTACAAATTTCAGATTCAAGTTCTGTGTATTTTCATGGGGGATTAGATGATGATTTAAGTAGTTTAAGGTTTAGAGACTATGATACAAATAGTACAATAAGAACTTATACAGCAATTCCTGTACAAGCAGAAGGATTTGAACAAACAATGTCAGGGCCTACCCCAAGACCAACAATATCTTTTGCAAACATAACATCAGTATTTTCTAGCGCAGTAGGAGACTATGATGATCTAATAGGTAAAAAAGTAGTTAGAAGAACAACACTCAAAAAGTATTTACATGGAGAAAGTGGCGATAGTAGTCCCCCAGTTGAATACCCAAGACAATTATTTTTTATTGATAGAATAAATCAAAAAACTAAAGCAGTAATTTCTTTTGAATTAGCTTCAGCTTTTGATTTAGAAGGTATAAGAATACCTGCTCGACAAGTAGTTGCAAATGGATGCCCTTGGATTTATACAGGAGCAGATCAGGCTTTAAATGAGTATGAAAAAGTTGGTGGGTGTACTTGGAGTAAAGAAGGAAAGTTTAAAGCAAACTATAAATCTCAATTAAACGGAGAAACCCAATATATTGCTTTAGTAAACATAGACGATGAATATATAGTTCCTGGGTCTGGAGAAAGTGGAGCAGTAACGTTTGCATCATATAGTAGTGGAGGCATTACTCAAAATCATTATAAATCAACAACAACAACATTAGGAGCTTCAAGCGGAGTTAGAAGATTGAAGAAGAACGGAAATATAGACACTAGTGCAGATTCAAGCACCGTAACTAATTTCTGGCAAGTAAAAGAAACAACTTCTAGCCCAGGTACTTTGAATGATGATAATACATCTGTAAATCGAGTTAGAATATGGAAAACGTGGAGTACTTCAACAACCTATTACTCTTACACAGATGATAGGTATAATGATTACGTAAGACATACTAGTGGTGGAGTTACTCGTCTTTGGAAAGCAAAAAAGACAAGCCTTAATCAAGCCCCAGACTTTAATGAATATTGGGAACTAGGAGACTTATGTGGCAAAACACTTCAGTCTTGTAAACAAAGATATGGCTGGGACCCAATATCATCAGGATCAGCTACTACTACACCTAAAGCAAACCCAGATTCAACAGCAGTCTTAATGTTCGGAGGGTTTCCAGGTGCCAGAA